CGTGATGGACGTGCCCGGCTTCAGCGGCATCCGCATTCACGCGGGCAACACGAAGGACGACACCGAGGGCTGCCTGCTGCCGGGGCGGCACGTGCTCCTGCTGAACGCGGGCGAGTACCAGGTGACCGAGTCGCGCGCCGCGTACGTCGACCTCTTCGCCCAGCTCGACGCGGCCCGGCGTCGGTCGGAGTCGGTCGAGCTCGTCGTCTCCCACGTATGAGCAAGCCGACCATCGCAAAGCTGCACGAGGCTCTCCACAAGATGCATCGACGCGCGTGTGGCGACACGTCGGTGGTCTACATGAGCGTGCCCGCTGACTTGACCAAGGATGCCGACCTGTTGCTCTCGGACGCGCTCGGAGAACTCGAGGCCTACCGCGCGCGCGACCGTGAGCAGCTCAACGCCATTCGTAGGGCGAGCGGCTTCGCGCTCCTCGACGGGCCGCTCTGACGTGGACCACCTCCGCCTTCAGAGCTTCGACCGCTGGATCGCCCCGCTTCCTGCCTGGCGCGTTGCCCGGGTTGCGGTGGTGGTCGCCGGCGCCGCAGGCTTCACCGGCTTCGGCATCGGCCGCATGAACGCGCTCGAGCTGGTCGAAGAGCACGCCTTCGTGCTCACCGTGACGCGCGAGAAGACGGTCGAGCGCTGGCACCGCGCGAAGGACCGGGTCGTCTACGTCGAGAAGACCACCAGCCCCGACGGCACCGTGCTCGAGAAGCGCAGCGAGCAGGAGACCGAGCGCGCCGAGCTCGCCCGCGACGTCGACCGGAAGGCCGACACCCGCGCGGAGACGGCGAAGGTGACCACATCGAGGCCAGACTGGCGGGTGGGCGTGTTGGCAGGTGCTGCGTGGACGCCACCGGCGCTGACCATCGCCGGGCCCTTGGTGCTTGGGGTGCAGGTTGAGCGGCGCATCATCGGGCCCTTCAGTCTCGGTGCGTGGGGCTCGACTCAGGGCGCTGCAGGGCTCAGCGTCAGCGGCGAGTTCTGACGGCGTCGAGCCGCTCGCGCGCAGCTCGCCGCCACCACTCGCGCACGCTCACGCCCTCACGTTCGGCCGCCTCACTGGCGGCGTCGAGTAATTCTTTGGGCCCACTCACGAGCACCTTTGCCTCGACGAGCTGCTCACCGCTGCCTACGGGGCGGCCTCGCTTTGGCTTCTTGATGGGGCTCACTGCGCACGTTCTCGCTTCTGCTCAGCCGCCCACTCGGCACGGGCCTCGCGGACGATGGCGGCGATCTCGCGCGCGCTGGTGACACCGTCAGAGACGGCCTGTTCGACGATGGTGCGGATGTCGCTGCTGCCGTCGTGGCCCACCAGGTGGACGACGTCGCTGGTCAGTTCGTCCATGGTGGTGACGGTGGTGGTGGTGGTGGTGGTGGTCTTGGTCGCCATTTGCTCTCTCCGTGTGTGCGTCGGCCTCACTGCGCCGTCCGTGGATAAATAGATATCGCGTTATTCGACCTCCCGTCAACACGATATCGCAAAATTCGACCGACGCAGCGTGTCAGGCGGGTGTGACAGCTCGTGTCACAGCTACCCAAGTGGCGATTCTTTCGAGGCATTCCGCCGTGGACGAGGCCCAGCGCCATTCACTCTCCCGCGCGTGAAAGTCGAGCCCGTCGGCGGTGCACAGCCAGACGACCCGGGCGTGATGCGTCGAGGTCTGCTCGTGGTCGACGGGGCCGCCGCACACCTCGCACCGCCTCTCGTCGAGCCGCATCGCCTCACTCTACTCCGTGCGCTCAGCGAGCAGCACCAGGGCGAGCCGTTCGGCCCTCTCAAGCGCGAGCAGCGCCGCGCGATACCGAGCAGGGCACCCGCCCTGCTGGCTCACGCAGCTCATGTGCTTCCTCCAAAGGTGAAACCGCAGCCGGCCGACCGGGTGGAAGACCGACTGCGGAGCCCTGTGCGAGCGGCGTCACGGACGGAGGGAATCGAACCCTCACCGGTGCTTTTGGAGAGCACTGCTCGACCTTCGAGCCACGTCCGTTTGGTGCGTCAGCTCCACCGTTCCGCGATGGAGGCAACCTGCGAGGCTTCGGCCTTGCGCTTCTCGCGAGCGATGCGGCGATCGTTCCATCCGAGGTGCGACTCGGCCCGCTTCGCCTGCTTGCGCGCGGCCTTCTGCCACGGCTGCTCGTTGTGGTTGATGGCGCTCGGCGAGATGGGGCGCGGCTGGTTCGCCGACACCGTGCGCAACGCGCCGAACGAGAGGTTCCCGCGCGGAGCCAGCCCGTGCCAGCCGTTGGCGCTGTTGGGGTGGTGAGCGCCGGTGCGGAACAGCGAGTGAATCGAATTGCCAAACGTGTGAACCATTGTTGCCTCTTGGGTGAGTGCTGCGGGTGTGTGGGGCCCCGAGGAATCGAACCTCGCTCAGCGCGGTGATCAGCCGCGCCCCTCGCCAGAAATGAGCCCCGGAACTTCGCCCTCGCCGAACGCCGGGCCAGCGGTGGTGTCGCGCCGTGCAGTCGAGGGCTGACTGCTGCACGGCGCGCTTCGGCTCCCCGGCGGAATGCCAGGGGTGAAAGGTCAGGCGGCGTCAGGCGCGGGAGGCTGCTCTTCCTCGGGCGGCATGTTGACCGGCGGGGCGTCGGTGATGAGCTGGCGGCGCGCCTTCACGCGCTCCTTCACCGACACCAACTCGGAGACGGTCGCCTCGGTGGCCTGCACCGCCTCGCCGTCGACGTAGTCGCCGTTGTCCAGCTCGAGCGCCTTCTCCCAGCGCTCCGTCGCGAGCGGCAGCCACTTCGAGAGGCGGCGCAGCACCGTCTTCTTCGCCATCTCGTCGTAGTCAGTCACCCACGGCCCCGAGCTGCCCGCGCGGCTGCGAGCGCGAATGCCGTCCACCTGCGCACGCGACATCACCTCGACCTGCACGGAGCCGTCGCGCAGCTTCGCAACCGCGTAGACGTACTTCATCGGCCCGGCGTCCCCGTCGAGGAAGGGCTCGTGGTCGAGGGTCTGCTCGATGCCCTCGGTCATGCGGAAGCGGTCCTTCTCGCGCACCACCACCGCGCGGATGCTGGCGATTTGGCCGCTGCGCCGCGCCAGCTCCAGCAGGCCGCGGTACCCGATGATGGGCGTCGCCACGTTGCCCATGGGCACCAGGTAGAACTGACCCAGCACGCCACCGGGCTCGAGCCCCACCTCGGCCGCCGCCATCACGCACTGCAGCAGCGACGTGGGCGTGCACTTCTGCAGCCCCGGCGTCTTCGCCACGCAGTTGACGGCCACCCGCATCAGCCGCTCGGGCGTCAGGTGCTCGGGCACCAGCGACGTGATGGCCTTCTGGTTGGACACCAGCAGGTCCTTCAGCGTCATCGCCGCGTCCTTCGGCTTCGCCGCCTGCACCGCACCCGCTTCGCTCTTCTGAATCGCCTCGCTCATGGTGACTGCTCCTTGTTCCACTTCGGTTTGAAACTGCGGACCTGCTTCACGTTCGACTTCCAATCGATGCGCCCATTCGGGCCAGTGATGCGCGTCGTCTCGCCCATCAAAAGCTTCAACTCGTTGCGCAGCGTCTCGGCTTCGACCTCGAGCTGCTTCACGTCGCGCTCGACCAACTCCAGCGCCAGCATCCGCGTCGCCTCTTGCGGCGTGGCCTCGCGGAACGCGGCGTTGTTCGCGTTGAAGCGACGCTGCAGCCACGCGCGCGCCTGACTGCTGCCGTCGAGCTCGGGCTGCACGCCTTGCACGACGTGCCGCTCCCACCACGCGCCCGCCGCCTCCAGCATCCACCGCTGAAGCTCGACGTCGGCCTTGATGATGAACACCTCGAGGTCGCCATCGAGCAGCGCGGCGAGGTGCATCGTCTCCTCGAGGTGCATGCCGTGGCTCGCGTGAATCGCCCACTCCCACTGGAGCTGCAGGAGGTACTCGGGCGGAACCTGGTCCGTTCCCGCGTCGCCCCATTCGCCACCACCACGCCGGGGCGACTTGATGGAGAGCAGCAGCTCGCGACCAGCGGGGGCTGTCACCATGCGGTCTGACGTGCAGAGCGCCCACGGATGCAGCCGGTGACGGAGCGTCTTGCACTCGCTGAGGCGCGAGAGGTCGTGCCCGTACCGCTGCGCGTACCAGCGCGCGATGCCGTCCTCGAGAAACGAGCCGCGCCGCATGTCGTCCGTCTCTTCCAGCCGCCACCCGTGCACCTTCGAGAGCCACACATCGAAGGGTGCGGCGAACCGCGACTCCCCGAGAATGGCTCCCACCTCAGAGCCGCCGATGCCCGTCTTGCGCTCTTCGAGCTGTGCCTCAGTCAACATCGTTGGTCTCCACCAGCCGCAGCGGCGCGCGATGCTCGCGCTCGGGCACACTGACGTGATGCCGCACCACGTTGCCCAGCCGCAGCGGCGTGTCGATGTTCGTGCGCAGCGCATCGAAGGCCGCCTGCATCGACTCGCCGGTGAGCGGCGCCAGCTTCGCCGCGATGAGGGACTTCGCGAGCGAGGCCTGCTCCTTCGTCTCCGCGCGAATAGCCTCTTCGACGTGCTCCAGAATTTCGGCGATGGTCGTCACGGCGCACCCGCCTTCACGTAGACGCTCGTCCCCCGCAGCCGCTCCGAGGTGACGCGCAGCGACTCGCCGCACAGGCAGCGCTTCGTCACGGAGTGAATGACGAGGTCCCCCTGCTCTTCGTCGCTGGCGTCGACCAGCGTCAGCAGCTCCCAGTTGCGTGGGTTGTAGAGGCGGCTGCACTTCCCGCAGCGGCACCAGGTCGAAGCCACGTCCACCTTCGGAGCTGTGCCCGTGCGGTGCCACTTCGGGCGCTCGGCGCGCGTCGTTGCCTCACCGCGCCCGTCGTCGTGGTCGACCTCGCCCCGGCGCATGCACATCTTCTCGTCGATGCAGCGCACGCCCATGATGCGCGTCTCGACGAGTTCCCGCTTCAGGCGGAGGCAGCCGCACACCTTGCACAGCGCGACGGCGCGCGCGGAGCGGTACACCTCTTCAAGGGTCAGCTCGCCCTTGATGGGCCCTTCGAGCATCAGCTCGGCCTCGGTGATGATGCGGCACTTCGACGTCGCCCACGCGCTCACAGGACGCGCTCCAGCATGCGAAGGACGTGGGCGAGGGCGCGCCGGTCGCACTGCGCGCTCAGCCGCTGCTCGTCGCGGCACACCGCGCCGGTCAACTCGTAGGCCAGCTTCGCGTGCAGCTCGAGCACCTCTTTGCCTTCGAGCAACGACTCGAGCACGTCGTCGAGGCGCGCCACGTTGGCGGCGGCCTGAGCCAGTTCTTCCCAGCGCGCGTGTGAGTGCATCTCGCCGAGGTCGACGGATGCGAGGCGTTTGCTCAGCGTTTCGAGAGCGGTGCGCGCGCCGTACACCTCTTCGCGCACCGTGCGCACTGCGTACGACTCACCACGAGTCAATGCGTTCATCTGTCTTCACCCGGTCACTTCGAGAACCGACTCGGCAACTGCCGCTCGCCACTCACGCCCTGCCCGCCCGCCGTCCGGTCAACGTCGACCGTGAGAAGATAGTTACACAACGTTGTGTCGAAGTCAACACAACCTCGTGTTTGCCAGTGTTGACTTTCGACACAACTGTGTGCCATACGTGAGTCACCATGAATGCACCGGCAAGGATGTTCAGTGGCGCAGGCGGAGCAGCGATGGTTGAGTCCGAAGTCGTGGCGCCGCTCTACCGACCCAAAGAGACGTACTCGGAGCGCGTGACGACCTTCCTCACCAAGCCCCAGGCGCAGCGATTCACGCGACTGCTTCAGGTGTGGACTGCGCTCGACCGCGTGCAGAACCCCGAGGGGAAAGAGTGGACGGAAGCCGAGGGTGCGCGTCGTCTCATCGACGCCTCGCTCGAGGCCGCATTTGCTGAGCTGGGCGGCGAGCCGAAGACCGACGAAGAGATGAACAAGGTCATCGCTCGCCTGATTGCCGAAGCGAAGAAGGCGAAGTGAGCGCCGCGCCCGTTGCTGGGCGCTGACGCAACTTCGCGGAACCAGTCACTTGTCAGTCACCACGGCTATGACGTTGCCCACGGACGGCAGTCCGTCGCCATGGGCACTGAGGAAGCCCATGCACCGCAAGGAAGCACCACATGATGGACGAGGGGAAGCTGCTGGCGCTGTTGAGGCAGGTCGTGCGGGAGGAGTTGGGTGCGCCGGTCGTCTCGGCGCTGAAGCCGAGCGAGGCGGCGAAGCGGTTGGCGGTGTCGGAACAGACGTTGCGGCGGATGATTCGGCGCGGCGAGCTGCTGGTGGTGATGGTGTCGAGCAAGCCGCGCGTGCCGTTGTCCGAGGTGCAGCGTCTTCTGACGCCGCGTCGCTCCGCTGCGATGCCGGAGCACGGTCAGAAGCCGGTCGCGGCCAAGACGCGGGCCGTGCTGCAGGCCAAGGCGATGAAGCGCAAGGCGATGGTGAAGGCCACCAGCGCGGAAGCAGCGGCCGCTCGCGCCCTTCTTCGTCAGCGCTGAAGTCGTCGAATCGGGAGCACGCCAACCGGAATCGCGGCGTCGACGTAGAAGCGTCGCGTCGTCGCTTCGGTTCGGTGGTTGGCGGCTTCCTTCAGTGCGCCCATCTCCGCGCCGTCTTCGTGCGCCCACGTGAGGAACGAGTGGCGCATCACGCCCATGCCGAAGCGAGGCACGCCTGCCGCATCGCAGGCGGCCTTCATGGCTCGAGCGAGGCCCATGCGGTTCGGGAAGCTGCCGCGCGCCATCAGTCGGCGCATCGAGTCCAGGTACTCGGGGTATTCAAGGCGAGCTCGCGTCATCTCGCCCGACTTCTGCCGAACGAGAATCACGGCGACAGGTCTCTCTTTGGTGGTCTCGACCACCTCGCCCTGTCCGAGCACCAGCCTGCGAATCTCGCTCACGTGAAGGCCGGTGCCCGCGAGCACGTGCAGGATGTCGCTGAAGGGCGGCTTGAGCTTGAGCAGCGCGGCCTGCACGTCTTCGTGCGCGACGACCTTTCGGCGTCGGAACTTCTCGGGGCGTGCCTGCGGGACGCGGAGGTCGAGTGTCGCGTCTTCCGCGTGCTTGATCAGCCCCTTCTCCGTGCGCAGCCACTTGAAGAACCCCTTCAGCGCCTTGATGCGCTGACTGCGACGCTTCGGCCAAGCCTCGAGCGCCGGCTTCAGGTGCTGGTGCAGGGAGACCTTTCGCAGGTCGACGGGCCCCAGCGCGTCAATCCAGTCGGCGAGGCAGCGAACCACCTCGGCGGCCCATTCCGACGTGATGCCCTTCTCGAGCTGGAACGCGCGGTACTCGCCGACGAGCTGCGCTGTGAGACGAACGTCGGGCAATCGCGCGTCGCTGCCTGCCGGGGTGTACGTGCTCGGGTCGGCTTCGAAACGAACCAGGTGCCGCATCGCGCGCTGCCGGTCGGTGCACCGCGTGCTCACGTGAAAGCGTGCGCCGTGGATCTCTTTCTCAATGACGAACACCGGCGCGCCGGTCGGCTTCCCCGACTCGTCGACTCGCTGCCGCACGTAGCCGCCCTCCCATGAATCGACCCGCTTCCACTTCACAGCCACAAGCCACCCTTGTCTTTCGTGCCCACCACGCGCCCACCACCGGTTTTCAGAACGAGGCCAACCATGCAGAATGAATCCATGAAGTCAGAAGGTGACAGCCCTTTCAAGCCGGTAACAGGGGTTCGAATCCCCTTAGGGTCACTGCAATTCCCCTCGGAAACGAGGGTGCTGAACGAGTCACAGCCTTCCACTGCTGATCACCGTCAGCCCACCACAAGCCCACCACGCGCGGAACTGAACGGGCGTCACCCGGTTACGCTCAACGCCATCAAGCCGAGCCTGCTCGCGCTGGCGTCGGGCGACATCGCAGAGCGCTTCGCTTCGAAGTTCACGCCTGAGCCCAACACGGGCTGCTGGTTGTGGACGGCCGCGCTCAACAACTGCGGCTATGCCGTGCTCTCGCTCGGCTCCCGCAAGGGGCGCACGTCACTCATTGGCTACGCGCACCGCATCGCGTGGGAGCTTGAGCACGGGCCGGTGCCCGAGGGGCTGACGCTCGACCACCGCTGCCGGGTGCGTCACTGCGTGAACCCCGCGCACCTCGAGCCCGTCAGCCACCAGGTCAACTGCCAGCGTCGCTCACCGGCACGCGTCGAGCAGTTCCTTCTTCCTGACGGCACTGGCACCGGCCCACTCGGGGCTCTCGCTGGCGACGCACTTCGGAACGCCACCATCGGCGACGGGCATGGGCAAGGGCTCGAACACGAGGGGCGGCGGAACAGGAGCAAGAGCGGGCGTTCCGTTGGGCTGAGTCATGGAGCCACGGGCGCGCCTGCCGTCGCTGAACATGGCGCCGGGGCACGTCTCAAGGCACCCGTCGTACTCCTTCCGGCAGACCTTCGCGTTGCTGCCGCGCCCGCCCTGGCACGCGTGGAAGATGCCGAGGCACTGGCGCTCGCATGCGAGGCCTTCGGGCGTGTTCGGCACGACGACGCTGACGGCGTGCCTTCTGCACCCCACGGCAACCACAGCCAGCACCAGCACGAGCGTTCGCATGGTCGAGAGAATTCCTCTCACGCGGAGGTCCGTCAATGAGCGGCTTCGCGAAGTTCCTCAACAAGACGAAGGCGCCTCGCGACTACGACAAGGCGACGTCCGAGCGCTTCCGCGTGGTGCGCTTCGATGGCGTGGTGCTGGGCGGCTCGCCTGCGCGGCACGTGGCGGAGCGGCAGTGCCGTGTCATCTGCACCGGCCAGCGCGCTGACTACGCGGTGGTGATGGTGCGCGGGGGTTCCCGATGAGCGCGCCCCCTCGCTTCATCGACAGCCGCAACGGACTGGTCATCGACCTGTTCGCCGGTGGCGGCGGCGCGAGCACCGGGCTCGAGGCTGCTCTCGGTCGCTCGGTCTCCGTGGCCATCAACCACTCACCCACCGCCATCGCGGTGCACGAGGCCAACCACCCGGCGACGAAGCACTACACCACCGACGTCTTCGAGGTGGACCCGCGCATCGCGACGTCGGGCAAGAAGGTCGACGTGCTGTGGGCGTCGCCCGACTGCACCCACTTCTCGGTGGCGAAGGGCGGCAAGCCGCGGAAGCAGAACATCCGCTCGCTCGCCGAGGTGGTCGTGCAGTGGGCGCAGGCCGTGAAGCCCACGCGCATCTTCGTCGAGAACGTGCGCGAGTTCCTCGGTTGGGGCCCGCTCGACCGCAACGGCTTCCCCATCAAGGAGCGCGCGGGCGAGCTCTTCAACCGCTGGAAGGTGCGGCTCGAGTTGCTCGGCTACCAGGTCGAGTGGAAGGTGCTTGACGCTTCGGAGTTTGGCGCACCGACGAAGCGGAAGCGCCTCTTCGTGGTCGCCCGATGCGACGGCCGCCCCATCGTCTGGCCTGAGCCGACGCACGGCCCCGGTCGCCTGCCCTTCCACACCGCCGCGGAGTGCATCGACTGGTCCCTCCCGTGCCCGAGCATTTTCGAGCGCAAGCGCCCTCTCGCCGACAAGACGCTTCGACGCATCGCCGCCGGCATTCGTCGCTTCGTGCTCGAGGCGGCTGACCCGTTCGTCATCACCATCGACCACCAGTCGAGCACCCACGCGACCTCGGGCATCGACCAGCCCATCGCCACCGTGACCACGAAGGCCCGGCACGCGCTCGTGTCGCCGTTCGTTGCTGGCTGTGGCGGTCGAGCTGGCGAGAGCGCCCCGACGGCGGGCAACGCTCCCGTGGGCACCATCACGGCGAAGAACGACCGCTGCGTGGTCACGCCCGTGATCATGAAGGTCAACCACAGCGGCGGCGACCGCGTCGAAGACGCTGCTCGACCGCTCTCGACGGTCACCGCGGCACGCCGGGGTCACGCCCTCGTTGCTCCCACGCTCATTCAGACCGGGTACGGCGAGAGAAAGGGCCAGCGACCGCGCCACCTCGACCTCCACGAGCCGCTCGGCACGGTGATGGCTCAGGGCCAAAAGCACGCGCTCGTGTCGGCGTTCCTCGCGAAGCACTTCGGCGGCGTGGTCGGCACGCCGATGCGCGAGAGAGTCAGCACCGTCACGACGAAGGACCACCACAGCCTGGTCACGAGCACCCTCATCAAGCTCCGCGGCGAGTGCGCGGGCGCTGACGTCGAGGCCCCACTCCCCACCGTCACCGCCGGTGGGAATCACATCGCCGAGGTGCGCGCGTTCCTCGCGGCCTACTACGGCAGCGGCGACGTCGGGCAGGACGTGCGCGAGCCGCTCCGCACCGTCGTCACGAAGGATCGCTTCGGGCTCGTCACCATCGCGGGCGTCGAGCACGTCATCACCGACATCGGCATGCGCATGCTCGAGCCGCACGAGTTGCTGCGCGCACAGTTCGGCCGCTTCGCCGAGGGGTACGACCTCAGCGCGGCGAAGACGAAGTCGGCACAGGTTCGACTCATCGGGAACAGCGTGTGCCCCGAGGTCGCTGAAGCCGTCGTGAAGGCCAACGCCACGCGCGCGCTGGAGGCCGCATGACGCCCGGCACCACCGTTCGCCACACCGACAGCTACTTCACCAATCGCACCGGCATCGTCGTCGAGCCGACCGCCCGCGATGCGAGCTGGCCCGAGTACGTGCGGGTGCAGCTCGACCAGGCGCCCGACGGCTCCCAGGGAGCGTGCCTGCTGCTCAAGGTCGAGGCGCTCGAGCGCATTCAGAAGGCCGGGCAGCTCGGGCTCTTCGGAGGTGTTCGATGAACGCCACCCAGAAGGTGACCTGCCACCACTGCGAGGGCTGGGGCTGCACGCACTGCGAGCTCGCACGCCGCTCTGCTGCCGGTGGCGAGCAGGGGCTCACCGAGTTGGAGCTGGAGCTTCAGCGGGCCCACCTCGAGCGCGACGCGTGGCGGGTGCGCGCCGAGAGGGCGGAGACGGCGCTGAACGAGGCCCGCGAAGACAGGGACGACGCGCAGCGGGCGGCTGCGTACGCGCAGAAGGAGCGCGATGACGCGCTCGGCCTCCTCGCGAAGCTGTCGAAGGGCGGTGCCGCGTGAGCGCCCTCGACGTCTGGCACGAGCGCATCGCCGGGGTCCGCAAGGCCCTGCAGGGCGTGCGCGCAGCGAAGACCAAGGTGGCCGCCCTCGGCAGCTACCCCACCAACCTCGCTCGCCTGAAGGCTCTGGAGGCCATCGAGCACGAGCTCGAGAAGGTGCTCCCCGAGCTTCGACGCGAGTTGAACAACGCGATGAGGAACGCAGCATGAGGCTCCCCTGGCTGCAGGTTGATCAAGACGGACTCACCCGGTGCCGACTGCTGGCGCGTCTGCTGGGCGTGCCCGAGACGCAGGGCATCGGCATCGGCATGGCGCTGTGGCAGTGGTCCCTCGAAATCGCCCCCGACGGGGACTTCCGCGGGTTCGTGCCGGACTCCGCTCTTTTGGCGGCAGCGGTGGGCTGGCCGGTCGCCGACGTGGACCGGCTCGTCTCGGAACTTCAACGGGTTGGAATGGTGGCCACCTCGCCGCAGCTCCGGGTGCGCGGGCTCGACCGGTACATCCGCGCTTGGGAGAAGAACAGCGGCAAGAAAGCCAAGTACCGAATCACAGGCGATGCCGTGCCGGAACCCGGCGCGAACCCGGCGCGAGTCACGCCGGAACCGGCGCGCCAGATGAAGACACAGACACAGACACAGAAAGAATCATCAACTGATGATGCCGGTGCGCCCATCGCGGCGTTCCACGTCGAGCAACCCGACGTCGAGTGCATCGAGGCATGGGACGCGAAGGACTTCTGGCGCGCTGCCGAGCTCGTCAGGCGCAGCCTGGGCTACCCGCCGCAGAAGTGGCCCAGCCCGGTGACGCTGTCGCGCTGGTGGAGCGAAGCGCGGGCCGTGGCTGACGTCGCGGTGCTGGGCGAGGCCTTCCAGCGCTTCGCCACGGACAAGCACTGGCGCGCCGCTGCGCCACCCGCCCCGTTCGAGGCCTTCGTTTCGAAGTGGAACAACTACCTGCCGAGGTCCGCATGAGTTTCGCGAAGAGCAAGCCGAAGACGAGCTGCGCCCGCTGTGCCGCCCCCGAGCACGCCGGCGACGTGTGGGGTGTGCCGGTGTGCCACCAGTGCAACGCCGCGTGGCACCGAGACGACGCGTTCAGCAGCGGGGCCATCAACGCCGCGCTGGGGCAGCCCGATGATCCGACGCTCATCACCGACGTCGAGGCACACCACCGCGCGTACTGCGCCGAGGCCACTAGGCGCACGCAGGCATGGGCCAGTGCGAAGGCGAGGGCGGCGTGAGTCACGAACACATCAAGCTCGACACGGGCAACTCGCAGTTCTTCTGCGAGCACTGCTGTGAGGTGACGCAACTCGACGGCGGACCGCGCCACGAGTGGGACTCGCTGTGTTTCGCCTTCGCGAAGTTCAAGGCAACGCACGGCGAGTGCCGCAAGCCGACCGAGGAAGAGCGCAAGCTGCGATTCGACAACGCGTTGCTCCGCACCCAGCTCGCGTCCGTCTCGCGGCGAGAGCGCGCCCTAGCCGAGGCGCTCCTGAAGATTGCCTCGCTGACCGAGGGGCACACGGTCGATGGCGGCTTCGACTGCCCGTCCAACGCGCTGACTGCGCGGCGGGCGCTGGCCGATGGCTGGGAGGGGCGATGCGTGCACGACCGCGACCCCTGGCATCGCTGCGACACCTGCAGCGACGAAGCGCCCGAGGTCGCGTGGGCCAAGGCGATGATTGAGCAGACGCGGAGGGCGGCATGATTTCCCCCTCGAAGCAGCGCCTTCTCGCGGCGCTCGAGCACCTCGACGGCGCCGAACCCGAGCTGGCGGTCGAGCTCCCCCTCCGCCTTGAGTCGAGGGCGAACGACCACCGGGCCAACCACTGGGCACCTCGGGCGAAGCGCTCGAAGGCTCACCGCATGGCCGCGCAGCTCGCGCTGGCAGCTCACCGGGCCGACCTACGTGGCTGCCTGGCTGAGCACGGGCTCGTGGTGCGCGTCGTGCGTGTGTCGCCCGGGCAAGGCCTCGACTCGCACGACAACGTCGGCATGGCATGCAAGGCGCTGGTCGACGGCGTCGCTGACCTGCTCGGGGTGAACGACCGCGACCGGCGGGTGACATTCATCGCCGACGAAGAGCGTGGGCCCTGGGGAGCCCGCATTGAGACGTACTGCGCGATGCACATGCGGAGGCTCTCGTGAGCTGGGACACCTTCGTTCGCCTCTTCGCTGAGCGCCACGGGCTCACCATCAGGCGCTCGCGGCACTTGCTCGATGCCGCGTTTGCCGAGCTCGCGATGCGCACGATGAGCGACGGTCGCTTCTCGGTGCCTGGCTTTGGCGTGTTCCGCCGGCGCACACGCAAGGCGCGCCGCGTGCTGTCCCCTGTCGATGGCTCGGAGATTCAGCTTCCGCAGACCATCGGTGTCGGTTTCCACAAGTCGAAGAACTTCGGAGGTTCACGATGAGCAACACGTGGCGAGATTTGAGAGAGGCCGAGCGAGACGCGCGCTCGCATGTCGAGAAGGGCACCGGGCTCAGCGACGAGGCGGTGAAGCGCATCTGTCGCGTGTTGCTCGAGGTCGTTCACAGGAACGACGAAGCGATGGCGGCGCTCGAGGCGAAGCTGCGAGCCGAGGGCAACCCGGACCTGCTCGCGCTTCATGCTCGAGGTGGCAAGTGACCGCGCTCGACATGTTCCCTGAGACTCGCGTTGAAGACCCAAACCGGCGCTACACGACGCGTGAGTTCATGGCGTGGATCAAGTCGAAGGCTGGCGTCGACGCGTGGGACCTCGACGCTGCGGCCGATGCCGAGAGCCACCACGCGCCGCGCTGGTTCTCGCTGCTGCCCTATGCGGGGAGCGCGGGGGTCGATGGGCTCGCGCAGTCGTGGTTGCCGCCGGGCTTTCAGGGCCAGCATCGCCACCCGCCTGTCTGGACGTGGTGCATCTTCGTGAACCCTCCCTTCGACGACATCGAAGCGTGGCTCTTGAAGGTCTTGGAGACGCTCGCCGGAGCCATGCGATTCGGCATCGATCTGATCATCGCCTTCGTTCTCCCCGGCAACCGGCACGAGCAGCCCTTCTGGCAAGAGCTCGTTGAGCCCTTCCGCGACGGTCGCGCCAAACAATTCGGCCACCGGCTCGACTGCTACTTCCCACCCGGGCGTCAGGCGTACGCGCAGCCTGGGTCCAACGGCGTGGCAGTGGGCAGCGCCGACTTCCCCTCAGCCCTGCTGGTGTGGAGGCGCGCATGAGCCGACGAGAAGACGAGCGCCGCCGAGAAGACGCGCGAGACGCAGCGCTCGAGCGAAGCAAGCGCGTGCGGCAGTTCGACAACGAGGTGGCCAAGGCCTTCGCCGAGGGCGAGTCGACGCGCGACACGGCGAAGCGACTCGGGTGCAGCCGGAGCAAGGTGCTGGCCTCGCGCGTGTGGCAGCAGCTGGTGACTGGTCGAGCCTGGCGCAACACCGGGCAGACGTTCGGACGGGTGGCACGAAAGGGCGAGGTGCGTTGTGGCTGAGAACAGCGGGAAAACAGCGAAGCGAGGGAAGCCCTTCAAGCCCGGCGAGTCGGGCAACCCGGGCGGCCGACCGAAGCTGCCCTCGGAGCTGAAGGAGGCGCTCGCGGCCGACACCCTCGTGCTCTACGAGAAGGCGAAGGACCTCGCAGAGAAGGCCGAGGCGATGGGCGACCTCAAGACGGCCGGCAGCATCGTGCTCGGGCTGCTCAAGAAGACCATGCCCGATGCGCAGACTCTGCTGGTGGGAGACCCCGACGGCAAGCCGCTGCGCACCCTCGTCATCGACCCGAAGAGGCTCAGCAAGGACGAGCTGGCCATGCTCATCGCCATCCAGAAGGCCCGCGAGTCGACGTGAGCGACGTGCTGCAACTCGAGGGCGTGCCTGATGCAGCCGAGCTTGAGGCAGAGCTCGAGCTGCGCGACCTCGTGCGCTTCATTCCGAAGCTGTCGCCGAAGTTCCTCCCGCCCACGCACCTCGCGCCGTTGCTGCGTCGGTTCGAGCTGGCCGTCGAAGGCGTGCCGCAGCGCGTGTGCTGCTCTGCACCGCCACGGCACGCGAAGAGCGAGAGCGTCTTTCACGTCCCCGCCTTCGCGCTGCGACGTCGCCCCGAGCTGACGCTCAGCTACTCGACGTACGGCGAACGCCTCTCGCGCAAGGGCAGCCGCAAGGCGCGCGCGCTATGCAAGGCCGAGGGCCTGCTCATCGAGGGCAACATCAACGAGTGGCGCACGCCCGAGGGTGGCGGGCTTCTCGCAGGCGGTGTCGGTGGCCCCCTCACCGGCTTCGGTGTCGACATCGCCATCGTTGATGACCCGACGAAGAATCGACTCGAGGCGGAGTCGGCCATCTACCGCGACCGCCTCATGGACTGGTTCCGCGACGTGCTCATGACGCGCATCGAGCCGGGCGGGAGCGTCTTCGTCTTCGCGACGCGTTGGCACCCGGACGACCTCATCGGCCAGCTCGTCGCCAACGAGGGCTTCGAGAACATCAACCTCCCCGCGCTTGGTCGCGACGTCGACGGCGTGCGCGTCCCCGACGAAGAATCAGGCACCGCGCTGTGGCCGGAGCGATGGCCCACCGAGGCGATGCGCGCGCGGCTCGAGGAGGTCGGCGAGTACACCGCGGCGTCGCTGTACCAGGGCCAGCCCCGCGTCCGAGGCGAGCGCCTCTTCGAGGACCCGCACGCATGGTCGACGGCGCCCGAAGTGTACCGGGCTGCGGGCGGCGTCGACTCGGCGTACTCGCAGAAGAAGCGCGCCGACTTCAGCGCCTTCGTGAAGATGGTGCGCAGCGGGAAGTACTTCTACGTCGTCGACGCGTGGCGCGGCCGCGCACCGATGGCGCACTTCAAGGCGCGGCTTCGCACCGTGCATGACGCCGAGCCGACGATGACGTGGCGCTGGTACGTCGCATCGTCCGAGTCGGGTGCCGCAGAGCTGCTCGACGACGGCGACAACGCCATCCCGGTGCGCGGGGAAATCGCGAAGGAGGACAAGTTCATCCGCGCGCAGCGGTACTCGGCGGCGTGGAATCGCGGGCACGTGCTGGTGCCGAAGCACGCGCCCTGGCTCAACGACTTCCTCGCGGAGCACGCGGCCTTCACCGGCGTCAACGACAAGCGCGACGACTTCATCGACGCAGCCGTCGCAGCCTTCGATGAGCTCGACAACGAGAGCGACGCGAAAATCGGAACAAAGCCCCGCAAGCTGCCCGGCAAGGAGTACCTGCGAGACATGGACCTCTGAGGGTGTAGCTCGGCGGTCCACTCACGTCGCAGCTTCGCGACGTGGGCACCAAGCGAAGCGCCAGCAAGGGCCGTGTGACGCGCTTGGCTGCGGGTGCCCCTGCGCCCGAAGCGCCCCTGCCGGGCGAACTCGGCGTCGACGGCATCGGCAACTACTCCGGCGACATTCAGGCGGAGAACAACAACCGCCTGTTGCACGAAGCCGCGTACGGCACGCCCGGCTCTCGCAGCTGGGGCGAGTACGAGAAGTTGCTCCGCACCAACCCCTTCGTCGCGATGGGGATGGACTTCATCGGCGGGCACATCCGCGACGCGCGCATCGGCGTGAAGGCCTCGGAGAAGGTGGCCGACGGGCAGCGACACGCCGACTTCGTGAAGTGGGCCCTCACCGAGAAGATGGAGCCCGGTGTCGCTGCGGTGAATCAGCAGATGACCGAAGGCCTGACGCCCGGCTTCTCGCTGCACGAGTTGGTGTGGGACGACGTGCAGCACGAGACGCTGCCCGGTGGCCGCGGCCTCGGCATCGTGCGCATGGCCGAGCGCCTGCCCTCGACGGTGGCGCATCAGGGCTGGCACCTCGCGGGCGGAGAGCTCTCCTTCGTTCGCCAGCAGGGGCCCGACGACACCGGCGCGTGGGGCACGTACGACATCCCCGCGGCGAAGCTGGCCCTCTTCAGCTGGAAGCGGCGGGGCAACAACTTCGCCGGCTACAGCGTGTGGCGCCCTGTCTGGTACCTCGCGAAGATTCAGGAGCAGCTGCTCAAGCTGGCGGGCATCAGTCTCGTGCGCGAGGGCGCGGGCATTCCCACGGCCGTCTCGTCGTCGGACCGTGCCGCGAAGCTGACGGACGGCCAGCGCAAGAAGCTGCAGCGCCTGCTCGAGAATCTGGTGTTCCACGAGAACGCCGCGGTGGTGATGCCCTTCGGCTGGAGCATCGAGTGGGTGTACTCGCCCGGCGCGAACAAGGGCCACGTGCTCGACGCGTGGCAGCAGCTCGGCTCCTGCATCCTCACCATCGTGCAGGCGCAGCAGTTGTCGCTCGGCATCAACGGCACGGGCTCTCGTGCTGTCGGCGACACGCACGACGGGCAGAGCTTCGCCTTCGTGCAGGGTGTCGTCTCGGAGCTGGAGGCCGTGTGGAACGGCGTCGGCTCGCGCGCGTACACGGGCGCCGTCAAGAAGCTGGTGGACGCCAACTTCGGGCCGCAGAGCGAGTACCCGAAGCTGACCATCACGCTGAAGCGCCCGCAGCTGTCGCCTGGTGCGCGCCTCGACGCTGCAACGAAGGCCGTGGCCACGGGACTCCTCACCGTCACGCTCGATGATGAGAACGTGGTGCGTGAGGACCTCGGCTTCGCGCCCATCGACCACGAGGCACGCGAAGAGGCCCTCGAGGCGAAGGCGGCCCGCGCGCCCGTCATGGCCCCGCCCTTCGGTGGTGCAGGTGAGCAAGCCGAAGAAGACGAAGACGAGGGCGAAGAGGTCGACGACGCGCCCAAGAAGATGAGCGCGCGCCCCTTCGTGCCCTCGCGGCCGCTCCGCCCGTCGGAGATGAAGCTTGACCTCGTCGCCATGGCGCAGGCGCTCGACGCGGCGCCGGTGGAGTTCGAGCAGCGCGTGCGCCCCATCATCGCGGAGATGCTGGTGGCCGCTGGCCCCGCCATCACCGCGGCGATGCAGGACGGCAACCCCGACGAAGTCGCCACCATGCAGTTCGACACCGCGCGCCTCGAGAAGGCCGTGACCGAGTACCACGCGCAGCTGCGCCAGCTGGGTGCGCGTCAGGTGGCGAAGGAGCTGCGCGCCACCGTCCCGCAGCGCCTGGTGAAGATGCAGGAAGAGGAAGAGCTCGACGAGGCCGTCGTGAAGGCCGAGCAGGTGGTGCAGCAGTCCGAGAAGGGGCTGGTGCGTCGCATGGTGGCGCGGCTGCGTGGCGAGCTCGAGCGCGAGGCCGTCGACGTCGTGCGCACGGGAGGCAGCGCCGGCGAAGTCGTCGCGCGCACCGTCGTGAAGCAGATTGAGACGGGGGCCTTCAAGGCCGACGCGGGCAGCGTCACGACGCGCATCTGGAACGTGGGCCGTGACGAGGCTGCGCGCCTCATTGGCGGCGTCGACGAGGTCGAGCGCAGCGCGGTGCTGGACACCAACACGTGCCCCACGTGCGAGGCGGCCGACGGGCAGACGGCGGAGTTCGACTCCCCCGCGCATGACCGCCTCACTCCACCGGACCGCAACTGCGACGGGCGCGACAAGTGCCGCTGTCTGCTGCTGTTCCGCAAGAAAGAGGCAGGTGACGAATGACGCGCATGGCTTCTGGTGAGCGCGATGTGGTGCGCTTCGACTCGCAGGCGCTGGCTCCGCTCGGAGACGACGCTCCGAAGTGGAACATGCTGTTCCCCGTGGGCGTGAAGCGGTTCCGCCCCGACTTCCCCGGTGGCTCCATCACCATGTCGCGGGAGTTCCTCGCGAAGATGGTGGCCAACTGGGAGCGCATCAACAAGGCGCCCCTGCCGGTCGACTACTGGCACGACGACGAAAGCCCCACCTCCATCGCTTCGGGGTGGATTGAGGGGCTCGAGCTGCGCGACGACGGGCTCTACGGGCTCATCAAGTGGACCGCTGCGGCCCGCGCGCGGATTCTCGCTGACGAGCTGCGGTGCCTCTCGCCCTCTTTCGCCCTCGACGGCTGGGACACCACCACCGGCAAGCGCCAGGGCCCGACGCTGTTGGGCGCTGCGCTGCTGAATCAGCCCTTCCTTTTCGACCTGCCTCGCGTGGCGGCAGGCCGAGCACCCTCATCCACGCCTCACCCTTCCCAGGAGAACACCATGCTGCGCACGTTGCTGCTGTCGCTTTTCGCCATGCCCGAAGTCACCACCGATGAAGCCCTCGCCGAGGCGGTCCGCAAGCTGAAGGCGGACAACCTGAAACTGGGCAACGAGATGAACGAGAAGGTCGAGTTCACCTCGAAGCCGCTGAAGGTGGAGCTGGCCGCGGCCCGCGAGACTGTCGTGAAGCTCGAGGCCGACCTCGCCAAGGCGAAGTCGGACGCCCTCGGCGTCGAAGTCGACGCCTTCCTCGTCAAGCTCGAGAGCGAGAAGAAGCTGCTCCCGGCGAACCGCGAGAGCGCGAAGGAAATCTGCCTGAAGATGGGCATGGAGTTCGCCAAGAAGCACTTCGGTGCGGCGACGCCCATCGTGCCCGTTGGCGAGGTCGGCATCCGCGGCAAGGGTGGCGACGAGGCCGTGGCCCCTGAGCAGGTGACGCAGCAGCTCGACGACGAGCTCGAGCGCATCCGCAAGGACACCCCGGGCCTCACCTACTCCGAGGCCCGCAAGCGTCTCGCGGCGGAGAAGCCGGAGCTGCTGAAGCTGGCCGCGTCGTCGAGCGCGAAGTCGAAGCGCCCGGCGCCCGAGGCCTGAATCTCTCACCCGCCGCGCGCTTGTGAGGGCGCGGCCTCACCCACCCTCACAAGGAAAACCACATGAGCCTCACCAACAACCAGGGCGTTTCGTCTCTCACCGGCTACGCGTCGGCGGCCATCACGCGCCGTCGCTTCGTGCGCTTCACGGCTGCCAACTTCGTCGCCACGCAGGTGGCGGCGGCCTCGGAAATCGCGGACGGCGTCGCGACCGAGGGCCAGTCCACCGTCGGCGGCGCGCTTGAGATTCAGACCGACGGCGTGGCCGTCATCGAGGCGGGCGGCATCATCGCGGCCGGCGCCGAAGTCACCTCCGACGCGTCGGGTCGCGCTGTCACGGCGGCCACGGGCAACGTCGCCCACGGGAAGATGGTCGGTCCTGCGGCGGCGGCTGCCGGCGAGATGGTCTCCATCAGGCTGAAGACGCCGAACACCCGCGGCCCGGTCGTCCCCTGATGCTCTGCCGCTCGGGCTTCTGGCTCGAGTGGCTTTCTCTTCCACCCTCTCACCAACCCGCTTTCAGAAGGACTCACTCAGATGGCTCTCGACGGCTCGCTGTTCAAGACGACCGACCCGGTCAGCAACTACTCCCAGAAGGTGATGGTCGACCGAAAGGACTTCATCGCCGACCTCGTCTTCCCCCCTCAACCCGTGAAGACGGCGCAGTACACGAAGTACCAGTACGACCTCAGCCACAAGCGCGAGGCCGTGGTGAAGAAGTCGACCAAGGCGCGTTCGAACATCTCCGACTGGGGCGTGTTCAAGACGTCGGGCCTCTGCGAGCTCCGTGAGCACGGCGCGCGCATCGACCCGAGCGACGAGCGCGACTTCGACGCGGCCGTGGCGGACCTCGAGTTCGACGCCGCCGAAACCATCACGTCGAAGCTGCTGATGGCGAAGGAGCGCGACATGATCAACAAGGTCGCCGCGGCCAACTTCGCGACCGGCCTCACCTCCACCCTCGGCGGCGGTCTCGAGTGGAGCGCGGCGGGCGGCAAGCCCATCGACGACGCGAAGACGATGCGTCTGGCGGTCCGCACCAAGTGCGGCACCGAGCCGGACACCCTCGCGGTGTCGTGGGTGACGATGGAGCACCTGCGCACCAACGCGCAGATTGTCAACCGCCTCCAGTACACGAACGGCATGACGCCCAGCGACCAGGCCATCGCCGCGCTGCTCGGCTTCAAGCGCATCCTCGTGTGCGGCGCGACGTCGACGACCGCCGTGGAAGGCGCGTCGGCGGATGCGCTCGCCGACATGTGGGGCGACTTCGCCGTCTGCTTCGTGTCGGGCCGTCAGGGCCTGCGGCAGATGTCGTTCGCCAACAACTTCACCGTCAAGACGGGCATCTACACGAAGCGGGACCTCGTGATGGCCGAAGGCGCGGAAGAGGGCATGAAGTACCTCTACCAGGGCTGGTGGTACGACCTGCAGTTCGGCGCGGTCGACTCGGCGGGCTCGGGCAAGGCCATCGCCGGCTACCGCATCGACAACGTCAACTGACGTGACTGAGCGCGCGGTGCCCGCTGAGGCCGCGCGCTCTTCGTCTTTCCACACCACACCGAGAAACCCATGAGCCTCTACATCGTGAAGAACGGCAGCGTCGTCGTGCTGGGCCCCAAGGGCGAGCGCGTCACCAAGAAGGTGGGCGACGAGCTCGAGCTGTCGAAGGAGCAGGCCGAGAAGATGGACCCGACCGGCCACTACCTCGAGCTGAAGAAGGCCGAGAAGAAGTCCGACTCGAAGTGACGTGAGGCCCTTCGGCGATGGCACTTCAACTCTTCGGCGTGACGGCTGAGTCCGTCCGCTCGCACCACTTCCCCAACGCCGATGCGTGGACCGCGTCGTCGCGTCCGTCGGAAGCGGCCATCGGAGAGGCCATCGCCGAAGCGGCCGGTCGTCTCGGCGCCGCCCTTCGCGCGGCGAACACCACCGTCGAGGACGACGCCAACACCGAGGCCTTCGTCAGCTGCCGCCAGCAGCTGCGCATGATGGTGGCGCTGCGCATCGCCCGCGACATGACGGGCGTTGACCCCGAGGTGGCCAAAGCCTGGCGCGCCGAAGTGAGCGAGTGGTTCGAAGGGGTGGACGAGTCGAACGCCGACTGGCTCGGGGAGGGGGCCACGGTGGGAGCGAGTGAGCCCGACGGGCCGACCGACCACATCTCCGAGCTGCTGATTGACGTCGGCTCCGACGAGGACGCGTCCGACGCCATCCCCGTTCTGCGTCGAAAGGACGAGCTGTGAGCGCCATCGTCGTCAGCGTCGAGTACCAGGTGGGCGGTGTGCCTGATGCCGGGCTGCGTCGCTTCTCCGCCGCTGTCGAGCGAGCGGGCGCAGAGCTGGCGAACGTCGGCAAGCACGTGCTGCCGAAGCTGATTCCGCTGATGGAGTCGTCGGTGGCGAAGCAGTTCGACGCGCGCGGGCGTGGCAGCTCAGGCAGCTGGGCGCCGCTCTCGGTGGCCTACGCGAAGTGGAAGCAGGCCAACTACCCGGGCAAGCCCTTGCTCGAGCGCAGTGGCGCACTCCGGGCGGGCCTCACGCAGTCGGGGCCCAACGCGCGGCGTGACGTGACGGGCAACGAGCTGACGTTCGGCACCGTCGGCGTGCCGTGGGCCAGCTACCACCAGACGGGCACGGCGAAGATGCCGGCGCGCGCGGTGTTCGACTTCGCCGACGACTTCGAGCGGGGCCTGCAGTCGGCCATCGCTGCAGGCGTGCGCGAGGCCGTGCGCGAGGGCAGCAACGGCGTGCTCGAGGTGAAGGGCAACGACGATGACGCGCCCACCCTCACCGGCAGAGGTCGACGATGAGCACTCCCTCTGCCCCGCCCGACGCCTCCGGCACGTTGCGCGGGTTCCTGAACACCATCGCGCAGCAAGTGCAGGGCGTGAAGACGTTCCTCTCCACCATCATCGCCAGCGCGGGCATTCAGGTCGCGAGCCTGTTCAACACGAACGGCACGGGCGCGAGCGACGTCGTCGTGAAGGTCGGCACCAGCACTTCAGAAGCATCAACCAACGCGACCGCAAAACTGCTGACTGTGCGCACTGGTCTTGGCGGATCGGAAACAGAGAAATTCTGGGTCAACAAGAATGGCCCGGCCATGACGAGCACGCAGGCGTTCGAGTTCAATGGCGACGGCGGCGGAGTCAAACTCCAGTACCGCACAGGCGACGGTATGGCGGGCATCTGGAACGGTGCGGCCGCATATCTCGGACTTTTCCCCGGCACGGGCGCGGCGGGGTGCTCGGGTCAGTTCACGAGTGATGCAGGTGTTTTCAAGGCAGCAAACGCTGTCGGCGTGCAGTTGTTCGGGCAGACGGGCGCTGGCGCTTCTGACGTTGCGACCAAGGTCGGCACGTCGGTTGCCGATGGCACCGTCAACGCGGGCGCGAAGCTGCTCTCAGTGCGCACCGGTGTAGGCGGTACCGAAGTGGAGCGCGCCTTCTTTCAGAAGGGAGGCTTGACGTTCTGGGGCGCTTCATCGAACGCTATCAAGTGGGACAACGGTACGCCGGGCGTGTCGTGGCAGATCGAGGCTGCGCCGGGCACCGGGTCGCTGCGCTTCGGCAACAATACCTCGACCTACTTCGGGCTCCGATTCAGCGACGGCTACGCGGTGAGCGAGTTCGGCTACGAGTTTTCCGTGGGCGCAACCGTCTACCTCAAGACACGACTCGGCGCGCTCGACCAGTGGGGCACCGACTCAACCGGCACGCCCGGTGCCGCGACTATCAACAAGCCGACCGGGAAGAGCGCGATCGCCATCGGTGCTTCGTCGGTCGTCATCACGAACTCGCTCGTCACCGCAGCGTCGCGTGTGATCATCACGCAGCACGCGCGCGATGCGACCTGCAAAGAGTTGATTGCGGTCCCCGCTGCCGGCTCATTCACCGTGAGCGGCACGGCCAACGCCACCGCAGCCCTCCCGTTCAGCTGGCAGGTCTCCAACATCCTCTGAGGAACACATGCCCACTCCGAAACAGCAGGCCACCACCCTCGCGGTCGCGCTCTACAGCGAGGGCACCGCCACTTTCCGCGAGAATTTGGCCGAGGCCATCAACACGCTGCACGAGCTCGCCGCTCTGCACGACAAGGCGACGGCCGACACCACCGTCACCACCGTTCAGACGCAGACCTTCACCGACCAGCGCGATGCGTTGGTCGTCACCCGCTTTCAGGCGTGGCTCGCCGCGAACCCCTGAGCCATGGCTGACGCCCGCACCGTCCCTGTTGTCGACTCGACCGGCGCACCGCTCACCAGCGGCAGCCCCGGTGTGTCTGCATGGGACCGGGCGGGCAACGTTCGCACCGCGCCCAGCGTGACGCCTGTGGCCTCTGCGCCCGGCGTGTGGCGCATCAACGCGAGCGACGCAGACGAACTGGCGGGCACGGTGGTGCTCGTCGATTTCGGCGCGGGCAACCTCCCCCGGTACTGGGCCGTGCCCGTGTACCTGCCCGACGGCAGCAACCAGTTCGACGCTGTGGTGGTGACCAACCCCGACGGCACGCTGTGGGCGGGCGCTGCGCCGACGGTGGCCGGGTACAGCGGCACCAGCCTCACCGTGACGCCCGTGCCGGGCGGCTCGACCAGCCTCTTCGCCTTCACGCCGGCAGCGGGCGACCTCGCGGCGGGGGCGGTCGGCGTCATTCTCGGGCCCACGGGCAGCGCGCAGCCCTTCTGGTCCTACGACACGGAGCCGCTCGTCTCGGGTGGCGGCGGCACCGTCATCAGCGCCTCGCCCGGGCTGCAGCCTGACGCGCTGGCCATCACCGCCGTGCGCGAGTACCTGCTGCGCTACCTGCCGGCCAAGGTGGCCCAGCTGAACGCGCTGCGCCCCGCGGTGCTCAAGTCGGCCCTCGCCGGCCCCTTCGTGGTGCCCAGCGGCGCGAAGCTGCGGCTCTCGTCGGTGTCGCAGGGTGCCACGCCCGTCGAGGTGACGCTCACCAGCGGCGGCGCGGTGTCAGCCAACACCATCGCCAACGACATCAACGCGGCGTCGGTGCCCAACCTCACCGCGTCGGTCGACTTCGCCGGGCGCGTGCAGCTCACCAGCACGCTCGCGCCTGCCGTGGGTGCGCCCTCGGTGGCGCTGGTGGCTCGCGACCTCGGTCCCACGGGTGGCAACGCGGCGCTGGGCTGGGCTGAGGGCGGGGAGCACGTCGAGGCCGGCGCCCTCGTCTCGCCCTCGTGGCGTGGCGTCGTCGACGGGCGCCCCCTCACTGCGCCCGACATGGGCCAAGGCTTCTGGGTGCTGCTCGGCAACCGCACCACGCGGCCGACACACCCGGGCCTGCGCCGCGACACATTCAACGTCGCCATCACCACCGACATCTGGCGCCCCTTCAGTGCTGCGGCCCCGCCGCACCGAAGCCGCGAGATGATTTCCTCCTGCGTGCGTGCGGTGCGCGAGCTGCTGCTCACCACCGAAGGCAGCTACCTCGGCCGAGCCGGTGACATTCAGCTGGCCAGCCTCACCGACACCGTCATCTCCGGGGACCCGCTCGCGCTGAGCGAAGTGCCTGGCGTGCTGTTCGACACCGCCCGACTCACCATCAACGTCCGCGTCTTCCAGCGGCCCGAATGAAAGGAAGCACCCATGTCTGCCAACCCTGTGAATGCCTGGGACGAGCTGGTCCTCGCCGCGACCGAGACGACTCTCGGCGTCACCCCTGCCCCTGCGTCGACTGCGGCCTACGGGCTGCTGGCCGTCGAGGCCATCGCCTGCAGCCTGGGCGGCGCTGAAGCCGGCATCGTACGCGCGAAGCAGGACCGCGCCGTCGGCCGTGACGAGACGTCGGGCTTCGTCGAGGGGCGCGTGATGCCTCGCGAGTGGACCTTCGACACGTCGATGAAGAGCCGCGCGGCGGTCGACACGGCCTCTCCGCTGCTGCCCTTCCTCCGCTCGGCGGGCCTGCTGCACACCATCAACGGCGGCTCGAACGTCACCATCACCGCGCCCGGGCAGCCGCTCGAGGGCGGGGCCTTCGCCGGCGTGTCGCTGACGCGCTTCCTCGGTAACGGCCTGGCGGTGCACGAGGCCGAAGTGCTGCGCGGCTGCGTCGCGAAGTCGCTGCGCCTCGAGGGCGGCGGCTCCGAGTTGATGGCCAAGTTCGCGGGCGTGGGCATCGGCAAGACGACGGCGGCCGGGCAGGCGGGCGTGCTGGGCCGCATCGACTCCATCACCCTCGCCTCTGGCGTGGTGACGTCGCTCACCATCACGGCCGAAGAGTCGTACCGGCTCGGCCTTGGGTACTACCAGTGTGAGGCCGAAGTCATTCAGGTGACGGCCTGCACGCCGGGCGGCACGTCGGCCACCATCGTGCGTGGCGCGCTCGGCTCCACCGCGGCGGCACACACTGCGCAGCCCCTCGTGCCGTTCCGCCCGACGCCCACCTTCACCGGCTCGCCCATCGCGGAGCCCGTTTCGACGGTGACGCTCGGCGGCGTGGCGACGCGCGTGCGCAGCTGGTCGGTCGACATCACCACCGGCATGGACCTGCTCGAGCCCGAGACGGGCAGCCGCTACTCGCAGGGCGCGAAGTACACGCGCACCGCGGTGAAGGTGCAGATGCAGATGGTGCTCAGCGGTGACGCGGTGTCGATGATGGGCAAGGCCACGGCTCGCCCCAACCTCGCGCTCGCTCTCGTGCAGGGCACCGGCGCGGGCGGCATCGTCACGTTCAACGCGCCCAACTGCGAGATTGTCACCTTCAACCCGCCCGACACGGCGTCGGACATCGCCATCGTCGACGTCTCGCTCCGGGTGCGCGGCGGCACGGGCAACGGCAACGACGCGTTCAACATCGTCTTGACCTGAGGCGCACATGGCGACGCTCACGCGCAGGTGGAGCTGGAAGAAGTGGGCTCCCGACATCGGGGAGAATCGAGAGCTCGAGGGCGGGCCGGTGCTCTTCCTCGAGTTGGCGGCGGGCCTGACGGCGGAGCAACTCGAGGGCGTCTTCGCCGCCATTCGCACGGCCGACACCGTCGACGGGGTGCGCGCGGCCATGGCCGAGGCGCTGACGCCGTACGTGCGCGTCTTCGAGGGGCCGCACGCCGTCGATGGCCAGCCGCTGGCCACCTTCGGCGACTACGTGGCGCTCGTCTCGACGATGGCGGACCGGGGGCTGGGCGCGCTGCGTGACTTGAGCGCGGCGCTGACCAGCTTCAATTCGCTGGCCGGGCCCGACGAGCTTTTCTCGCTGCGGTCCTCTGGTGGGGCGCGCTCTACGGGCGACCAGAGGCCCGCGAAGGCCGCGAAGCAGACGGGCGCCCGCTGAAGTGGGAGGCAGACCAGGCGATGGGCTTCTTCGGGCTGACACCGCAGTGGAGGGACGGCAAGCCCGCCGCTCCCCAGCCGCGTCACCTCGCGCTCGTCGACATCGACGAGGCCCACGCGAAGGTGGCCGACATCGTGGCGGTGTGGCGCTCGACGTCGCAGTGGGTTGACGCGCCCCCCTTCTCGGGCGGCGTGTGGGACTCGTGGCCGAAGCGCATCGCTGACGGGCTGGCGTTCATGCGGAGCGAGGCGGCAGTGGTGAAGGCGTACTTGCGACAGGAGGCGGCCGGTGTCTGACATCGAGATTCGACTCAACGGCGATGCAAGCGGCGCCGTCGGTGCCTTCAACGAGGCGGGGGGCGCTGTCGGCGAGCTCGGCGACGACGTCGGCAAGTCGGTGGTGAAGTGGCAGGAGCTGGCGAATGTCGCCAAGGCGGCCGCTGAGATGGTGGTGCGCTTCGGCGTCGATGCGGTGAAGGCCTACGCCGAGTCGGAGCGCGTGCAGCGGCAGCTCGCTCGAGCGGCCGGCGACTACGCCGACGTGCTGGACGACCAGGCGGAAGCCCTCTCGCGGCTGTACGCGGTCGACGACGACATCATCAAGCAGTCGGAGATTCTGCTCACGCAGTGGGGCGGTGTCGGCGCGGCGACGAAGGAAGTCGAAGAGGCCATCCTCAACTACGCGGCGGCCACCGGGCAGGACGCCGTCGGCGCGACGCAGGACCTCATTCGCAACGTCGAGTCGGGCGGCGTGGGTCTCGCGAAGCTGGGTGTTCACTTCACGGAGACGGGCGACAAGGGGAAGGACCTCGCCGCGGCGGTGGCAGCGCTCAACGCGAAGTTCGGCGGGGCGGCTACCGCTGACGCGGAGTCGCTCACCGGCTCGCTGCGTGGCGCGGGGCTCGCCTTCGACGACCTGCAGAAGAGCATCGGCGAGTCCATCGCGGGCTTCATGCAGGAGGCGGGGGCCGTCGGGGCGCTCACCTCGGCGCTGCGCGAGATGGACGAGTTCATCACGCAGAAGCGCTCGCGTGGTGAGCTCGACGAGAAGATTCGTGCGCTCGACCTCGCCAACGCGAAGCAGGCGCTCACTGATGCGCAGTACGAGCTGAACGAAGCGATGATGGAGGGCCAGTCCGACACCATCATCAAGATGTTCACCGAGGACATGGACCGGGCGCAGGCGAAGCTCGATGCCCTCGTCGGCAAGAGTAAGGAGCTGACGCTTCCCTCCGTCACCGGCACCACGAACAAGGGCATGCACGACGCGGCGGCGGAGGCCGCGAAGAAGAGCCTCACGCTGACGAAGGAGTACGTGCAGGAGGAGACGGCGGCCGTGAAGGACGGCATGGCCGAGCAGTCGGTGCTCATCCAGCAGCAGAACGAGGAGGCGCTCGAGGCGGACCGGCAGATGTACGCGCAGGCGCTCGCCGAGCGGCAGAAGTACCACGACGCCCAGGAGAAGGCGGCTCTCGACTCGTGGAAGCAGCAGTCCGCGATGGAGCGCAAGGCAACCGAGGACATGCTCAAGGCCGAGGAGGAGGCCGAGAAGCGCGCCACGCAAGAGGCCCGACAGAGCATCGAAGCGAAGGAGCGCCAGTGGAAGGCCACCGGTGACCAAATCGGCGCGGCCTTCGTCAACGCACTGAGCGACCAACTCGCGAAGCTGGCCGACGGCGGCGAGTTCGACGCGGCGCAATTCGTCGGCTCCATCCTCTCGGCCGTCTTCAGCATCGCAGCCTCAGCCATCGGCACGGCGTACGGCATGCCCGCTCTCGGCGCGGCCATCGGCAACCTCGGCTCGATGGGCATTCAGGCGGGCTTCGGCGAGATGAGCCGCTCCAACCGGAGCCGCGGCAACATGCCCAAGAAGTTCCACTCGGGCGGCTGGGTGGGCGACGAGGCGACGCTGCCCCGGTACCACTCCGGCTCGTGGATTGGCGCCGACGAGCACGCGGCCATTCTTCAGTCGGGCGAGCGCGTCCTCTCGAGGAACGAGGTGCAGCGCATGGGCGGCAAGGGCGGCGTCGACTCGGCGGCGAAGGGCGGGCCCAGCCTCACCGTCAACGTCTCGGCGCTCAACGCGAAGTCGGTGGCCGAGTCGGTGGAGTCTGACTTCGGGTTGGGCTTGCGTCGCGCGATTCGGGCCGGGCGCGGCAACGTCGGCCTGATGGGCATGGTGCCGGGATGAGCCGCGGATTCTCCGTAACGCAGGCGCTCGCTGGCCTCGCTGCCACTTCGTTCACGTGGAGCAGCGGCTTCACGGACAACCGCGCGCGCCTCAACGACGGCGTGATGGATGAACTCGTGGCCGGCAGCGCGACGCCGCAGGCCAGCGGGCAGACGCTCACCATCGACCTCGGCGCGGCGGTGAGTCTCTCGGGCTTTGCGTTGCTCAACCACAACCTGGCTGCGGCGGCCGGCTTGGTGGCCGTCACCTACGCGAGCGACGCGGGCTTCACGACGGGCACGGGAACGGCGAAGGCGGCGTCCACCCTCAACGTCGACGAGCCGTACCAGAAGGACACGGTGCTGCAGTTCCCCGCCGTCTCGCGTCGCTACTGGCGGCTGACGTTCACGCATACCGGGACGCTCACCGTCACGCTGGGCGAGCTGCTGGCGCTCACCACCATCGGCGTCCTCTCTCGAGACCCCGTGTACGGCAGTGGAGAGTCCGAGCGCTACGTGCAGAATCGCAACGAGTCGCGCACCGGCAACGTGCGCAGCACCTTCGTAGGTGGCCCCATTCGGACCGTGTCGTTGCCCTTCGTCGACCTACAGGGGACGTCGCAGCGCAACGAGGTGATGGCGATGTGGCGCGCCACGCGAGGCGGCGCCATCAACGTCCTCTTCATCGACTTCATTGAGTCGACCGCAACAGCGGCCACCTCTGCAGCGCTGCAGTGCCTGTGGGGCAAGTTTCAGGACACGCTCGGATGGACGGAGAATGACTTCCGCCTCTTTGGCATCGACAGCCTGACGCTCGTGGGGCTGGGTCGTGAGGTGGGCTCGTGAGTCTTGCCTCCCTCCTCGCCACCGAAGGCATCGGTCGCGCCATTCTCGTCGACATGTCGCTCGACAACTTCGTCACGATGGAGGCGCGGTACGCCGACAAGGCAGGGCTTTACGGGGGCAGCCCGACCTCGAGGCCCAACGCCCAGGGCCGCGCGAGTCGCGTGCTCTCGTTGTCTCCGGTGCGGCGCGGCTTCGGGCAGAGTCGCGTGGCCACGTCTGCGACGTGCGAGCTCGTCCTCGACAACGCCGACGGCGGGCTCGATTGGCTGTGTGGGCGGCCGAACATCGCCACCGCAATGAAGGTGCGCATCAAGCTGTACCTCGCGCTCTACGAAGTCAGCAACCCCGTGGGCACGGCCGACACGCGCTCTCTCGGGACCTTCATGCTCTCGGAGCCGCCGCGCCGCGACGACTCCAAGGTGACGCTGCAACTCGGCGACGACATCATGGGGCGGCTGGCCGAGGCCGCGTCACTGCCCACGCTCGACAACTGGGCGGCAGTCGGCACGACGGCGAACAACCCGCTGAAGAATGGCTACGGCCGCCCCGATGTGCTCGACGGAGAAGAGTCCACGCCGGTTCAACTCGCCTTCGGTGAGGACTGGGTGCGCGCCTTCCCACATCTCATCCCGCTCGGGACGGTGGACGCGGCGTACCAGAACAAGGTCATCGTCCCCATCTGCTGCACGACAGACGCCGGGGCGGCCTCGAGCACAGAAATCACCGCGCTGCGGATCAACTGGGCTGGCACTCCTGCTGTCCCCGGAGGCCTCTACGACGTCCCCAGGACCGTCACCAGCGGGGGTGGCGCGCCCACGACTGTGTGGAGCGTCGAGCGCAGCCCCTCAATCACGGTCGGCAGCAAGACGTTCAAAATCATCTATCTCGTTGTGCGAGCCGACCTCGGGAATGTCGGCAACATGACGAGCGGCTTGTATTGGCTGTTTGGTGGCAAGGCGGTCGACCGTCAGAACCCGGCCACGGGCACCAACGGCGCCATCACCTACGAGTCGACCGACTTCGCCAACGAATGGCAGGGCGGCTACCCGCCGACCGCCGTCTACAAGATGCGCGACTACGCATCGAACAACGCATCCAACATCCAGTACGGCAACGCCGCCGCTGGCGTCACGGCATGGTACGTTCAGGGCTTCCCGCTCTCCGCGCGCACGCACACCGTCAGCGCAGTGCAGCACGCGACCGACGTTCTGACGGATCTCGCCACGCACTACAGCGATGCGGCCGTGACGGTGGACGCCGTCTCGCGCGGGCGCATTCGCAGGGGGTGTCCGAACGCTGCGTGCGCCGGCGTCGTCGCGCCGTGGACCGACCGCCGCCCCGACTCGTGGTACCGCCCTCCCTCGCTTCGAGCCGTCATCACCGCGCTGGCGCAGTCGAGCGACATCGATGTCTTTATCAACAACGATGGCCTCTTTGCCTTCTCGAGCGACGTGCGTGACTTCACCATCGCGACGCAGGCGGCGGCCCTCATTGACATCCCGGAGACGCAGGTGCGCGATGTCGTCGACGACATCCCGGGCGATGGCGAGCGCTTCTCCCCGGCCAACCGCATCTTCTTCACAGGCGGGAAAATCTACGAAGCCGAAGGCATGACGATGCCTGCCTACGCGGGGCCCTTCGACTTTGCGACCCTGACGGCGGGGGCGGGCATCGCGCTCGCCGACCGCATCATCGAAGCGAAGTACGAGCAGGGCTGGCGCCCCTACCGGCAACAGGCCCGCTCGCCCTTTGGTTGGCGCACCAGCATCGACACCGAGGCCCGCCCTCGAATCCGCTTCAAGACGAACATCCGCGTGATGCTGCTCGATCTCGGCAGCTACTTCGCCTTCACGTGGACCCGTGGGCCCAGCATTGGCGGCCCGTACGCAAAGACGTGGTTTCAGATTGAGGGGCTCACCTACGCCAGCGGCGACGATTCCGTGGAGATTGAGGCCATCTGGCGGCAGGACGCGAGCGACGAGCGCCAGTACCTGCTCGACGACGAGACGCTGCTCGTGCGCAGCAAGGGCGTGCTGACCGGGAGCGCCAGCACCGACGGCTCTGACCTCGTGGAGTTCACAGGCACCATCAACCTCACGACGATGGGAGTGCAGGTCGGCGACATCCTCATCCTCCGTGATTCGACGCAGGCCGACGACGTTTTCACGCGCAACGCAGCGTTTCGAATCGTCACCATTTCAGCCACGTTCCAAGTGACGGTTGTGGACGAGACGGGGGCCGCTGCAGCCATCCCCACGGGCATAGTGATCAACGCCGACTGGTCGATTCAGCGCGGGGCGACAACGTACCCGACGGCCATCAGCGATCCGAGCAACTACCCGAGCGGCGGCGCCATGTACGGCAAGGTGACGAACGCCAGCGGCACCACCTCAGACACCGCAACGGGCAACCGCCTCATCTCAGGGTGACACCATGCCGCCTCCGTTCCGCTACACACCGCTAAATGCCTTTGCCCGACAGGAGCCGCTCGGGCCGGGCACCGTCAATCAGCTGCAGGTGAACGCGGAGGCCATCGACGAGCTCGCACGCGCGGAGCACTTCAGCGACGGGGAGCACAACGCGCAGGAAATCCCTTGGGTGCTGGGGCACATGGTCGACGGCTCCCCGCCCACGGGTCACCTCTTCGACACGGCGTACGGCGGCGGCACGCTCGCTCGCCCAGCCACCGGCGAGTACACGCTCAATGTCACCTCGGGGTTCATCCCTACGGACGCGAGCGGCAAATTTCTCTCGAGTGTGCTCGCGAACGTCTGCGGCTCGGGCATCGAGGCAAAGCCCCACCTCATCACCACAGAGACGGTGTCGGCGACCTCTGTGCGGCTCCGCGTCGAGTGGCTCACCAGTGCCCTGGGGTCGGGCGACGCATGGGCGGCGGTCAATCGAAACGTCGACGTCGCGGTACATGCGCCGGCTCAGCCCCACAGTACGTCGTTGCTGCTCAGCCGCACGCTGAAGCGCCGCCGCGACTGGCTCACCGAAGCGGCCACCGACTGGAGCGCCCTTGCTCAGAATCAGGGCATCATCCGCAAGGCCTCGCTGCTCGAGCACACGGCGGCCGGCGCGCACAACGTCAACCGCATCGCCAAGGCGGTGGGCTTCTTCACGTACGCGCCCACGGCGTACACGCGCGTGTGGGCTGACGGCGTTGCTTCGGTGTCTCGCGTGTCGCTCGGCGTCATCGACGTCTTCATGGACGGCAACTTCACCTCGCTCAACACGATGGCCTGCTTCCCCGAGGTGCAGCCGGCGACGCCGAACGAGCTGTGCGTCATCAACGGCGCGGGCTTCGGCACGGGCGCGGGGACGTCAAAGTTTCGCTTCTACATCTACGCCTTCGACGGGACGAACTGGGCGCGGGCCGACCGCACCTTCTCGGCGGCAATGTTCGGGGTGACGGCATGACGTACGTCAAGCTTCCGAAGACGGTGCGGGACCATGCGGTAGGCTTCCAGTCGCTCAACCAGGCGAACGACAACGGCGAGGCGGTGCTCGACATCTACGAATTGAAACACCTCGTGCCGACGTCGGCGACTGCAGGCTCGCCGTTCTGGCAAAGGAACGTGCCGGGCAAGCACAACGACATCCTCATCGCGCGCGCGACCGCTGACTTCTTCATCGACAGTACGTCGGGCATCACGCCTTCGCTGGGGGCCAGCCTCTCTGGCGGCATCTTCGGAACCATCGCACCGCAGCGCATCGGCACGGGGCAGTGGCGAATCTACCTCGCGACCTCGCAGAACTTCTTCTGTGTGGCCACGCCTCGAGCAACTACGGGTGTCGAGCGGAAGGCGACGTGCTTTATCTCTAGCGGGCCGAGCGGGTCGCTGGTCATCGTCTCGACGTGGGAGCGGGCTCCCTCGTGGGCACGCACGGACTTCAACTTCTCTCTTGCTGTGTGGGGCGAGCGACCTTCAACCTAACGGCAGGCGCACGAAATGCCGTTGCAGTTCAGAACGGAGCTCGTTGGTGCGCCGGCCACGCACCGCTCGCACGGGGCGTCGACCCACACGCCGCCATCGTCGGCCGACAGACAAAGCATGAGGCGGCCATCGCCCGGGCAGTTCGCCTGCGACGCCTGGTTGGCCGGACATGCGGCGCCGGCGTCGACCCCGTTCCAGTCACACTTCCTTGCCTTGAGTGAATCGCACCCGCTCGGACAGTCGTACGCCTTCCACTTCAGGCCGCCCAGGCTGGCGCGCTCGCAGTACGCGACGCGCGCCCCGTCACACTGCGTCGCTGCCTCCTCCTCGCACGTGGAGCCGTCGATGGGGGCGCACCCAGCCATCACCACCGCCAGGACAAGAACTCGACCAGTCATGCTCCAACCCTACCGCCTACGAGCCGACGCGCCACGCGACACCCGTTCAGCGGTGTAGCTCGGCGGTCCACCTGCGGCGGACAAACCCGGCATGGCCCTGCAGCTCTCCATGGCAGCTCGCAACGCGCGTGCAGACGCAGTGACGGCGGCAGTGGGGAGCGGCGGGCGTCTGCGCATTCTCACCGGCTCGCTGCCTGCCGACGTGGCGACTGCGCAGTCTGGGACGTTGCTGGCCGAGCACACGCTGGGCAGCCCATTCGCTCCTGCGGCATCTGGCGGAACGCTGTCGCCGACCCTGCCAGCCAACGTCAACGCGAGCGCCACGGGCACTGCGGGCTACTGGCGCGTCACCACCTCGGCGGGCGTTGCGGTGCTTCAGGGCACGGTGGGCGTGTCGGGCGCCGACATGAACATCAACACGCTGGCGCTGGTGGCGGGCGGGCCCGTGCAAATCAACAGCTGGAGCTTCCCGGAAGGTGGCGCATGAGCCAGGCGATTCGCATCACCATCGAGTTTACCCGCGATGGGCAGCTCACCTTCAGCGGCCCCACCGACAAGGTGTTGGCGCTGGGCATGCTCGAGCTCGCGAAGGGCGTCGTGCTGGCCCAGCAGAACGAGCCGCAGCAGCTGGTGAAGCCCGTCACGGTGCTGCCGGTCCCGAACAGGGCTGGCTGACGGAGGGCTGAATGGCATCGGGCACCGGCACCGCCACCATCGACTTCGGCGCGATGCCTGGGGCGAATGAGGCCTCTGTCGTCGTCACCGGCGTCACGGGCATCGGCGGCAGCGCGAAGGTCGAGGCCTTCTTCATGCGCAGCACGTCGGCGAGTCACTCAGTGAACGACCACTCGTACGCGGCGCTCTTCACCGGTCTCTCGTGCGGCGACGTCGTTTCTGGCACCGGCTTCACCATCTACGCCCGCAGCACCGAGAAGCTCACCGGGCAATTCACCCTGCAGTTCGTCTGGGCTGACTGAGGAGACACACCATGGCGTTGGACACCAACATTCGCGGCACGAGCAACCTCGCTGAGGTCGACTCCAACAACAACCTCAAGGTAGCGCTGCCCGTCATTCCGAATCAGGCGGGCTTCGTGCAACTCGCCGGCGAGCTCTCGGGGAGCGGGGACCCTGCCGGGATTCTCGTCGAAGAGATTCGCACGTCGGCTCAGGGGCGCCTCTCGGTCGGGCAGCCGGTCGCGTTGCTCAACGAGTTCTTCAACAACACCACGTTGAACTCCGCCGTCTTCACGGCGCCGGTCACGACGATGACGGTGACGACAGCGGGCGGCACGCTCAACCTCAACGCATCCAACCTCACCACCACAGCCACGGTGGCGCGCGTCTCGACGTATGCGCACCTTCCCTTCTTCGCGGATCTCGCGACCTACACGACGTTCGATGCGCTGCTGACTCAGCCGCCGCAGAACAACTGCGTGGTCGAGATGGGTTTCGGCATTGCGACCGGCACGGCGGCCCCCACTGACGGCGCCTTCTTCCGGTACAACGCGTCGGGCCAGCTGCTCGCGGTCATCAACGTCAACGGCACCGAGGTGCAGAGCGGGCCGTTGACAGCGCCGGCCGACAACGTGATGCACCGCTACAAAATCACGGTCGAGAACGATCGTGTCTTCTTCGCCATCAATGGCGTGGTGCAGGCCGTCATCTCGACGCCCGTCACCGCTGGCTTTCCGGTCTACGCGCCCGCTCAGCCCTTCTTCGCGCGCGTGTACAACAGCGGCGTGCCGTCGCTCGCCGTGCAGCTGCGCATCGGCTACCTTTGCGTCGGGTTGCAGGACGCCGTCGGGCTCGCCATCGACACGCCCACGCTCATGGCCATCGGCGGGAAGCACGGCTCGCAGGGGCAGACGGGCCACACCATGGGCAGCACCGCGCTGCTCACCAACTCGCTGGCGCCGGGTGCTGGCGCCGCGATGACGAACACCACCGCGGCGCTGGGCTCGGGGTTGGGCGGGCAGTTCGCTGCGCTTCCGACGCTGGCCGCCAACACCGACGGCATCGTCTGCAGCTACCAGAATCCCCTGCCTACCAGCGCCATCCCCGCCAAGACGCTGCTCATCAAGGGCGTGCGCATTCAGAGCATCGTCACCACGGTGCTGGCGGGCGGCCCGGTGCTCTACGAGTACTCGTTCTGCTACGGCCACACGGCCCTGTCGCTGGCCACGGCCGAAGGTGCGACCACCAAGGCCCCGCGGCGCCTGCCCATCGGGCTCGAGACGCTTGCGCTCAACGCGGCGGTCGGCACGCTCGGCTCAGTGGGTGGGCAGTACATGGCTTTCGCCAACCCCATCGCGGTGCTTCCGGGCGAATTCGTCGCCATTGCCGCCAAGAACGTGGGCACGGTCACGACGACGGGCGTCATCATGTTCATCGTGACCTTCGACGCCGTCTTCATCTGAGCAGCTGAGGGAGGTCCGCCGTGTCGCTCCTCCTTGCGCTGGTCGGCACGGGCGGCGGTTCTGTCACCGCCGACATCAGTTCGACCCTTCCGGGGCCGACGTCGAGCATTGCCGCGGCCCATGGCGTCGCTGCGGCTGTCAGCTCGACGCTGCCTGCGCCCACCAGCGCTCTCTCTGCGTCGCACGGCGTCTCCGCCGCCATCTCGAGCACGCTGCCGGCGCCGAGCTCAAGCATTGCTGCGGCGCACGGCGTCAGCGCGGCCCTGTCGTCGACCCTGCCTGCGCCTGGTGTCGCCATCGGTGGCGCCCACGGCGTGGCCGTCGCCCTGTCGGCGACGCTCCCGGCCCCGTCGTCGAACATCAGCGCCACCTTTGCGAGCAGCATCACGGCGGAAGTCTCCGCCACGCTGCCGGGGCCTTCGGTGGCGGCCTTCTTCGTGGCGCACGGAGCCCCGTACGCGCCGCCCAACAACGAGCTTCGCCGCTGGCGACTCAGCTCCGGGCGACGTCGGAGGGTGTAGCTGGGCGGTCCAGTTGCGCTCCACCCTGCCTTCCATGGGTCGCTATGAGGCGATGTGCTCGACCTGCGGCGGGCGTCTGCGGCGCCTCCGCTGGGGCCACGAAGAGCGGTGTCTCGAGCCCGCCGAGAGGCGCGCAAGCCGTCGCACTGCCGTTGGCCTCGTGCTGCTGGTGTTGGGCATCGCGCTGATGGGGGTGCATCCGTGAATGCTCGCAGTGGCTGGCGCAGCTCCAAGCTTCACCTCGCGCTCATCGGAATGGGCGTGCTGACGCTCGTCTTCCTCTTCGTGGTCGCGCGCACCGGCAACGGCGCGGGCTGGGGTGAGTACTGCATCGCCCTCGTCTCGCTCGTCGGCACGTACAGCGGCAGCCGCGTGGCCGAGTCCTTCGCCCAGCGCCCCAAGGTGAGCCCGTGAGCGACGAGAAGACGCCCAGCATCCCCGAGATGTTCGCGGTCACTGTGAAGCGCGCTCTCGGGCGCGAGGCCATGATGTTGGCGGCCTTCGCCATCGTCATCGGCGGGGCCGTACTCTATGGGCAGCACGCACTCGCGCAGGTGGTGCGGACCCAGGTCGACGCCGGCGTCACCGCCACAGCGAAGCAGGCGGCCGAGCTCGAGGTGCGCCTGCAGCGACACGAGCGCGACTCCGCCGACGTGCACGCGGCCATCAAGGCTGACGTGACCGAGGTGCAGCGGGACATTCGCGCTCTCTACAAGGCCGTGATGACCGGCCAGCGCCAAGAGCGGCTCGAGGCCCCAGCGAAGGACGGTGGACCGTGAAGCTCGAGCTCATTCGCGTGGTGCTGACGCCCCGATGCACCGTGAGCGTGCTGCGCATTGACGGCGTGCACGCCTGCTTCATGCTTGAGGACACCGCCCGTGCGCCCGGCGTGAAGGTGCCGCGGCAGACGGCCATTCCCGAGGGCAAGTACCGAGTGGAAATCACCCACTCGCCGCGCTTCGGCGTCGACATGCCCCTCGTGATGGACGTGCCCGGCTTCAGCGGCATCCGCATTCACGCGGGCAACACGAAGGACGACACCGAGGGGTGCCTGCTGCCGGGGCGGCACGTGCTCCTGCTGAACGCGGGCGAGTACCAGGTGACCGAGTCGCGCGCCGCGTACGTCGACCTCTTCGCCCAGCTCGACGCGGCCCGGCGTCGGTCGGAGTCGGTCGAACTCGTCGTCTCCCACGTATGAGCAAGCCGACCATCGCAAAGCTGCACGAGGCTCTCCACAAGATGCATCGACGCGCGTGTGGCGACACGTCGGTGGTCTACATGAGCGTGCCCGCTGACTTGACCAA